GGTTCCCTGATTGCTGGCATCTACCAACTTAATGTCTACGCTGACCCAACAGTTTGCCGTGTAAGCGCTTGGCTAACGGTAATTGTCACCATCACTTTGATTTATCTAAGCTGTCAGTCATACACAATCTCACGTCACATGATGGAGAAGTATTTCGAAATATCACCGTCGAGCAAAGAAGACATTCTCCCCTTCTCACTTGAACAAGGTCACCGCAGTTTTATCGGTAGGATCACGGCCCTATTTGGCTTGTTAATCATGGAGGCAGCATTTGTGCTGATGGTGATTTTTTAGACTTAAACACATCATTGATACCACCCATGTACGCTGCTTTTTAAAATTGATACAATCTGAATCACTCCGTATAATAGGCACCAAGTACTGATGCAAAAAGAAGCTAGCCATGGATCGAAAACGTTTCTTGGCGACCCAGCTTCCATCATCATATGACATACACAAAAAAATGGAGGATTTAAAATGAAAATCATTAATGTCAAACTTGTCGTCAAACCAGATCGTGATGCAGCATATCGGCAATTCATCGCCGCTTTGGTCCAAGGTTCACGTGCGGAACAAGGGAACCTTAGCTACGATCACTATCAAAGTCTCACCACTCCGAATGAATATGAAATCATCGAACATTGGCGAGATGCTGAAGCGGTTGAAAGTCATAATGGGACGGCGCATTTTCAAAAGTTTTTGGCTGGAATCAATGAATTTCTGACTGAGCCTTTAGAAATATTGCGCATGAATGACCATGCTTAATTTTTCAATCAAACACCATAAACGATTGTTTGGACAATGTCATCGTTAAATCCTTAACCGTGCAAAGGCTGTCTTCGTACAGAGCAAGAAAGAGGCAAATCATGGACATGCCAACAATTGAAGCCTTAAAAAGGGCTCGCATTAAGTGGTTAGATGTATCGTTTTCTTATAAGGACAAGAACCACTTCATTGAGATTCGCACGCCGTTTCCAGACATGTTTCATGATAATATTTCTCTGGTTTCATACAAAGACGCTGATGGCAATTTGATGCTGAGTGATGACGGTTATACCATGGACGAACTTGGAACCTTAGGATTTGACACGAACACATCAGTTAAAAGAAAGAAGTATTTCAATGACACTCTCCTTTCCTTCGGCGTTCAATATGCCCCAACTGGTGAGCTAACCATCAAAATACCTTCCCTCTCCAAATATGCACAGGCAGAATTACAGCTTATTCAATGCATCACGCAGGTTGGCGATATGCTCGCAACTTCAAGAGATAGAACCAAAGACTTATTTCTAGAAGATGTTGTCAACTTCTTAATTAACAGCGATATTTCGGTCAATACGAATGTTAAAGACACAGGTCAAAGTGGCAATAACATCAACTTTGAAATTCTGATTGGTCGAACGAAAACAACCTCCGCTAAGGCATTAAAACTAGTGAATAATCCAACTGGAAATGCCTACAAAGAACCAATCTTTTCAATTACATATGTACGTTCATTTAATGATGAAATTAAGTTTTACTTGTTCGCAAACGACCTGGAACGTAATATTTCGCCAAGCTTTCAGTCGGCAGCAGAGGGTTACAATATCACGCTGTTGCCATGGTCTCAAAAAGCCAGTTGGATTGGTCAGTTGAGGCTGGCTTGAAGTAGCGTTGCCGAAACACTTTTCTAAGACCTAATAGCACTAACGGACACGAACTAGTTCGCAACAAGCGTTCTCAACCGCTGATATTAATATGCCAACTAGATATTGGGTCAATATATGGATATAGGCTTGATTTCGCGATGTCGTTTATCACCCGCTGAAATCACACCGTGTTTTTAGTCTATACACCAAAAGAAAGCCAGTACTGGCAATCCCGCGGACACAAAAAGAGCCTCAAAATTGGTACATAAATGTTTTGACCCTTTTGGCTATTCAGTCAAAATTCAGTCACGAACATTTACAACACAATTTTGAGGCTCTCATTTTTTCCTATCCAAACGACCTCAAACCCACGCTATTAAAGCCGTGCGTTCAATTCCTTGGTCATATCCTCATAACCCGGACGGCCGAGCAATGCGAACATGTTCTTCTTGTTGTAATTTGTTTGAGCACTGATTTCATAGGGTTTCAAATCGCCGGTGTAAAAGCAAAAATAGCTCTATATCAATTTCTTAGGTTTCATAATTTCGGATTCACTTCACCACAACTTCACCACGAATTACTTATATTTATATTATTGCATAAGTAAAAAAGCCCTCCGCCCGTGTTAGCGAGCAGAGTTACCTAAGTCGGTGTATCTAAACCTTTTGCCTTTTTGAGGTGATTCTGTCAACTCTATGCACAAAAAGAAGCCTCCCGCCATTACTGGTAGGAGGCATTTTTGTTACCTGATGTACAGGCTTTCGCCCGGGTAGATCAGGCTGTAGATTGACTTGCCGTTGTTGGCTGCCAGTGTGTACATACTGATACCGTACTTGCTGGCAATACTCCAGAAGCTATCACCAGAGCGGACTGTGTAGTACGTGTGGCTTGATACACTTGAATAACTTGCACCAGATACTCGGAGAACGTCTCCGGGGTGAATGACACTGTTGATGGTTTTGCCGTTGTTAGAGGCCAGAGTATACATGCTCATGCCATACTTGTAAGCAATCGACCACCAGCTGTCACCCGACTGAACCGTGTAGGTCGAGCCTGAGCTTACAGACGGCACACTGGTCGTTGTCAGCAGCTCAACATTGCTTCGGTTGATCCAGCTCATGATGCCGCCAAGCAATACGCTTGATCCAGATACTTGCTGAACAGTGTACGTCTTGCCCTGAACCCAGCTAGGCATTGCGACACCATTAGCCCAACGGGTTGTGCCGAAGTTTACCTTAACACTATCACCAGCTTTGATCTGGCTAAGCGTGGTGTTGTTAGCTTGTTGGCCTGCGTTGGTTGCCGGTGTATCGGTTGATGGCTTGACGTAGGTCTTACCGCTGTCGGTTGTCGTGCTACCGTTGTAGCCTGAATCAGTGATACCGGTTAGATCAACGTTGCCATCAAGGCCGCCAGAGCGATAAGTTGAAGTGAACTGGAAGATGCCTACATTGTCAAAACTCGGGAAGTAGCCATAGTTCGGAACAGTGGTTACATTGTAGTCAGGATATTCCGCAAGCCATAACTGATAGTGGCTGGCAATCTGTGACAAGTCAATGTGACTCATCAAGAAGCTCTTATATCCGTACAGCATTGGTGTGTAGCCAGCATCACGAATATAGTCGAGTGCCCACAGCAAAGTTGCCGTGTTTGTCGAACCGGCCTCATAGTCAAGCGCAACAATCGACCCTTTTGGTGTTTGAATCTCTGGCAAGAAATGATCTAGCACTTGCTTGGCCAAGTCAGTGTTGTCGATATTCTGCCACCAAATATAGGTGTGTGCCCGCTTGCCAGCGGCAATCAAAGAAGCAACCTGTGTCTTGTACGTGGTTTGCTCGTACGTGCCGTATCCACTGTATCCACCAATTTGAGAGATGCCGAACTTGTCAGTAGAATATCCAAAGACACCGTTATCTCCTTGGTACCGGCTCCAGTCGACACCTTGATCTCCCTTGGCCGCATTGACCTGTGACGGCAGGGCAAAAGAAATAGCCGCCAAAAAGGCGACTACCAAGGTGATGAGTTTAGTTTTAAATTTCATGGTGCCCTCCTTATTGCTGTGGAACAACAGATGATGGTGCCAGCTGAGCCTTAACTGCGTCTGCGGCTGCCTGAGCTGCGGCCGCTACTTTGTCTTGATTAGACGCTTCCTGATCGACTGTCTTTTGTGGATAGGTTTCTGCTAGGCTGTCTTTCAAATCCGCATAAGCTTTTTCAACTGCATTGGCGATTGTCTGCTCGTCTGTGCTGGTGAAGCCAAGCGATTTTAAGCCGTCTTTCACAGCCTGAATAGCAGTCGATTTCTTAACCGAACCGTCAATCGTTTGTGTCACACCAAGCTGTTCTGCCGCTGTTACGGCTGCGTTTGCCAACGGTCCTAATACCTTTACCAAAGTGAGTGCTTGCTTGTTAGCCAGCAACTGTTTTGAGATCCAAGCCCCAATGATTGGGACTGCTGCTACTGCAAGTGATACTAAAAGTTCTGTCCAGTTATTCATGATTGCTTTCCTTTCTGAGGCGCTCATTTTCACGTCTCAAACGGTCATTATCTGCGCGTAATCTGTCGTTCATGTCCTCAAGCTCATCATGCCTGTTCTTCCGTTTGCCCTCGCGGTAGGTCATGAAGGCAATAACGGCCGATGCTATACCGGCAAGATATGGGGCAAAATCAACTATTGCTTTGGTTATCGCTGCTGTCACGGCTGTCACTCCTTCGTGCCAGAATCAGCACGAAGGCTGTTATGATCGCATTGCTGATCCAATTTGAGTAGATTCCAGTTGAGATCGAGGTCAGGAATTGCAGTATTGTCAAGAACGACATTAAAAAGCTGGTAGTTGTAAGCAACAGACGATTGGTCACTGCTAACTGTGTTTCCCATAGCACCCACCCCCCAATCCCGAGTCCATCAATGACAAACAAAAACCCCACAATGTCATCGTTTAACCAGTCAGAGTAATGTGGGGGCCAGATGAAATAATGGTCATTGATGATTAGAAACAAGCCAATGGCAACCATGCCAATGGCGAGTGCTGTGTGTGTCGGGTGATCTCTGATTTTATTTAGCATTGTCATCACTTCCTTCCATAAAAATAGCCGCTAGCTTTTGCTGGCGACATAGTCACTGCCTGTTATTTGCTTGTATTCGTCTGGAGTAATCATTACCGGTACATAAGGCGCTAGATCAATTCCCCAACTGTAAAGTAGTGCACACTGATCATAATTAGTCACTTGATTTCGCCGCCTTTAGCTGTGCTACTTCAAGAGTAAGTGCAGCAATCATCTGCTGTTCTGGTGACGGCTCAGGTGCAGGTCTGTCAGCGTCTGGATCATAACCAGCATCAGGAACGACTTGGCTGTCAATAATGCTGGCATGGTTCTCATACAGGCCAACGGCATCGTCAACCTCAATAACCTCGAATCCTTCATCAGTTGGTCCTACTGGTCTATTTTCATCAGCATTTGCCCAATTAAGCAGACGGTTATTGCTGTCCGTCCACACTTTGATTTTCATAATAATCAGCTCCTAGTTACGCAAAATATGAATCCCCGGTTGGATAATCGTCTTGTGTTAGATATGAGAATGAGCCTCGATACTCGCCACTGCCAACAGACGGGATTAATCGCCAGTAGCCACCTGCCACGTAGTAAACGGCACAAGTAGCACCTGAATAAGATGTAGAAAACAGCGTTGCCCCTGTTGCTTGTGCTAAATATGGCTTGTATCCAGTCCTTGGCTGAACAAGATCAAGCCATCCTTGTTTACCTCGTGCGAGGACATCAAAGCTAACTGTGCAAACATCATTTCTTCGTGCGTAATAAATGTATGCCCACGCAATATCCGCATTTGTGTACGCTGTGGTGTTGTTGTAATAATAGGTAACATTATCAGCAGAAGTATACTCAGATTGAATATACTTCTTTGTAGCGGCACTCGGATCGCCTACTAAAGACAGCAGTTGAAGCGAACCGCGTTGGAGTGCAACTGACGACATGTTTCCCTTTTGGTCAGGTGTCGTGATGTAGTTGAATACACCGTTTGGGCTCAGAAGAGATTTGTAATATTGTCCGTTTGAATTACCATTATTGTCTTCGATGTTGCCCAGTATGCTAAGGCTTGCGTCTTTGAGTTCAAGGTTGCCAGTACTCTTGGCACCATCAATCTGAACATGGCTGAATGGAGAATTGACATCCGGAGAATTGATGATCGCGCTATTAATTGTCACGGCATTTAATTCAATGATATTCAGAACCGCCTGAGCGATTGATTCGGGAATCCATGAAGATCCATTCCAACGTTTTAAAGCAGTTACAGAGCTCATTGTGGCACCAACCCACCACAACGAATTCGTTACAATTGTTCCAGTAGGCGTTGCCGTTTGCACATAAGTCATTGGCACATTTTGGCTGCCCGGAGGACCTTGCGGGCCAGTATCGCCTTTGGCCCCATTGGTGCCTTGATAGGCCACGCTGTAAGACGTGTTCTGTGTCCCATCTGTGTACAATGTTACTGTTCGCGACCACAAATAAGTCCCTTGTGATGCTGGCGGGATAGTTGAACTCCACGTACCAGATGGTGCAGTGGTACCGTTAGTGCCAATCTGGTAGGTGACTGCTGATGATTTAAGCCCAATGCCATCAGCGCCATTGGCTCCCATTTTGCCAACGCTGTAAGTTGTACTTGTTGATCCATCAGTCATGGTGATGATCGTTCGTGACCACAGATATTGATTAGCTGCAACATTCGGTACGGCATCAGACCATGTCCCCGTTGGGGCAGACACCCCAGAAGATCCAGCCTGATAGGTAACAATCGACGATTGTATGCCAATACCGTCTTTCCCATCTTGTCCCTTATTCTGTTTTGCCAGCGTTTCAGCAAGAGCACGATATTCGGCACTTACTTGACTAGCTTGAATCAAATAATCTCCAAGCGTTGCCGTCCCTGATTCATTTGAGTATGAATAGGTAAGCTCTAAGACTCTTGCAGAAAGAAAAAGCTGTTCATCTTCATCAACCAGATAAACAGTGTCGCCTATATTGACAGTATCAGGCAGCTTGGCAATGTCGACCTCGTAGTTTACTGCTGGATGATTGAACTTCTCCAAGTCAGATAGAACCGATTGTAGAAGCGTTGCTTGAGTAGTAGCTTCATAGGTCTTGTTGCGAGTGATATGAGCATCAACAGGATCAGGATTGCTGCTCGATAGCAAGCGACTCCAAGTTCTAAGTGCTACTGGGTCTCTTAATACGCCATCACCGCCTAATACATAACGACCATTGGGATCAACCCATTGATAACCTTTGAGCGTGATTGGAGTATCACTACCTTCCGGTTTACCTCCGGTACCAGCAATAGCAGTACACAAGTCAGCAATATCACTAGTCGTAACAATCTTATTGAGATCAGTGTCTACACGCAGATAAATGCCCTTGGTACCACCGATATGTTTCCTAATGTCGATATACTTTCCGATGACGGACAAGCCTCTGACTTCAAACCGGAAGCTTAGCTCTACACCGAACTGTGTGGCAACTGACAGAATTCTAGTGAGAATTGATGAATCGTCTGAATCCCACTTCAAAGTCCGCGTTAGATCCGGAATCTCGTTATATCCAACCACAAATCCCGAATCACCAGCAAAAAGTTCAATATACTGAGCGATTGTCATTGCGCTTGAGGCCGCATAAGCACCAACGGTGCCATTAATTAGATCAATGCTGGCGTCCTCTGCCACAAACGTATTTGTACCTGCTAGTGGATCATGCTCGGAACTCAGAATGGTTGTCCAAACTGATTCACCAGCACGGCCCTTGAACAAGACAAAATTACCCACCTTAGCCATTTCTTTGACCTGAGCCGACTGATCTGGAGAAAAATGCAGCGTTGCACTGTAGGAGCGGTAGCCGCCATCAACTGACTGATAGTCACCTTCTTGACCGCCAATATCATCAATAGCAATCACTGAACTAGACGCAAGTTCATCAGTTGACGCAATGCCAAGCTGATTGTATTTTCTGTCGGTAAAATAAAAATCAGCCATTACAAGAACGCCTCCCTGAATGCTACTTCTACTTCATATGGCTGTGCCCAAGAAGAACGCCGAGTCAAAATCTGTGTGTCACCCGGAAGCAACCTGAATTTTTTCCAGTCATTATCGATGAGTTGAAGATCGGCATTAATCACGCCATTAACCAGTATCTGGCGGTTAGCAACATCAATCGTTGCAACATCTCCAGCACTAAAGCGATTACTAAGATCAGTCCAATAATCAACGTTAAGCCATTCAATATCCATGTCATACACGCCCATATCTGGATAAGGGTAGTTTTCAAATCGCTGAAACCAAAGCGTCGCTCCCGTGATTGGAAGCGACGCTTCATCTGATGTCAACATGATTGGCGGCATTATCAGCGGTGGATTTCTGGTAATGACTTCAGATGGTGTAATACCACCTTGAACAATACCAGCAAGTTGCAGATTGAGCGTATTACCAAGCTTTGTTAGTTTGGCTTCATAATAGCGGCCATTGCTGAAAACACTGCGGTTAAGTGTCTGTTGGAAAACTAATGTCGATCCCGCAAAAACTTGAACATCGACATCATCTTTGCCGGCATAGTTTGACCTGATAATCACCTGATAGGCCACGCCCGTAACATTATCGAGTGTCATTTCAATTGCTCCCAGAGCATTCACACTTGAATTAAACTTGTAGCGCCATTTGGCTAGAACGCTCTCAGTATTGCTGCCATTAGATGCATTTGTTGTTTTAAGATGAACCGAAGGTCCTTCCCAATAGTACGAATTGGTTGGCAAGAAGACTGGCTCAACTGCGGAACCATCGTCATCGGCATACTTAACCGAGCCTTCCATGACATTCTTTTGAGCCGCGATATAGTAGTAATGGCTGTTAGTTTTGCCAGTATTATAAGCCGCACCAACCGGTTCCTTATCAAAGCCTTCATATCGAGCAACTTCTGAGCGCTGCCGTTCAACACCATCGGCTTCTTCTGGATTACCGAACTGTAAAACACCACCTTGGCTATTGATTAAAGCAATCAAGCCGTTATCCGCATGCATGGTTGCCGTAATAACTGGCTCAACCGGATAAGTGCCACCATTATGAACCGTGATGGTGTCAGCGTAATATTCTGGATCAGCTGGGTTAGGCGACCACGGTGAAACAGAAGCACCAGCCTCTAATTTTGGCATGTAAAAATATAGAAAAGTGCCCTTAGTCAAATCAAAAACTTTTGTGAAATTGTACAAATCGATGGTGCGTAATGTTTTCCCAGCATTTGCAGCTGGCCAAGTAAACGTGCTAACTATCCTATATATGTTCGCGGAAACATTAACAAGCGAGTCCGATCCTCCCGTATTGTGAGCATATGGTGTATACCACGATACTTGAACAGCATTTCCTGTTACTGGAGCATTAGTGCTAACAAAAATTGATTGTGTGTACGTATTACCAACCGTTGGTACATATCCAAATCCATTGCCCTGTGGTAATACTTCTGAGCCGCTGACCGTGACTGGCAAACCTATTCTGGTCAGCAAGCGACTGCTGTCCCAGCTTGTCTCCGGAATGCCTCCACCCATAGTGAATGCATCGTTTGTTCCCGGCAACAAATTCACTGGCACGTCCTTGTATGGCATATTGTCAGCCGTCTGTGTGGCTACCGAGTGCGCAATGCCATCGGGGACAAATAGTGTGAACGAAGAAGTGATCGCATTCCGGCCTTTAGGCACATCGTCAATATCCGATAAGGTTGCAAGCCAATATTTTGACGGGTCATCGTTGAAAGAAACCTGATGGTTCTCACCGTGAAGTATGTCATTGAGCTTATAGAATGCTTGTCGGAACGATAGATTGTCCGCTGCTGCAAGCCTGTAGCCGACAACAATCTCACGAGAAGGGTTACGAACATACTGGATAAACTCGCCATCTGACTTGCCAATCGTTTGTTTCTCGATTGACTGACTTAGCAACTCTCGGCCACTGACTTGTAGCGTACTATAACCCGGAATCAAGTCTTCAATGTACTGGCCATCTATTAGCATCGCCTCTGCTGGGCGCTGATTATCATCAGAACCCGTAAAGGGCGTTATTTCTCTGAAATCATACAAAATTAAAATAGCCCCTTTCGTCGATTGCTCATTCGTGTCATGCGGCTGAGCTCTGTTTGCATTGGGTTTGCGGTTGCACGAGCAACCTCTCGGCCGTCAATGTACAGCGGAACCTCAATCGTTTGCTTGCGAGTGTAGTTGACATCAAGATTTGAAGCCAAGTTTGCTCCCTGAACGCCATTGTTGAGGGACTGTAATGATGAGTTAAGTGAAGAGTCATCAATAGCTGGCATCGTGACAGCGGCACTATCAGCAATAGCTTGTGCCATGCTCGAAACGTTCTTTTGAACATTTGAAAACTTATCAGTAAGTCCTGCATTCAAGCCGTTCATGATGGCGTTACCAGCAGGTATGAGCAGCTTGGCATCGTAACTGATTGGGCCTTTATGCTTGCGAATCCAGTCGGCAATTCCACCAACAAAATCGGTGATCTTCCCCCAAACTGCTTTGAGGCCATTGAAAAAGCTATCCATGATAGCACGCCCAGCTGCCAATAAATCAATGTGTCTAAGAGCGTCGAATGCTCCTTTGATGCCATTAACTATTCCACTTACCATGCCAGTAAAACCAGACCATACAGCCTTAGCACCATTAAAAATACTAGTAGCAGCTCCAATCACAATAGACTTGATGTTATTCCATGCAGACGAGAAGAATGATGTAATCCCGTTCCACAATCCGGAAAAGAACCCGGGAAGTGCGTTCCAAATTCCCTCGGCTGTGCTGACTGTTCCGCTCCATAGTCCTGATAAGAATGAAACAACACTGTTCCATACGCCTTCAGTGGTAGACACAATACCGTTCCATAATCCGCTGAAAAACGAGGAAAGCGCACTCCAAATAGCGGAAGCGGCAGATACTGCACCATTCCAAAGCCCCTCTAAAGTTGAAACTAAAGTATCCCAAACAGTCATTGCATAAGTTTGAATAAGGCTCCAAATACCGGAGAAATACGTAACAAGGCCATTCCAGATCTGACCAGCGGCGGAAACAATGCTGTTCCAGATAAGCTGAAGATCAGCACCTAACTGTGTCCAATTTCCAGTAAGCAAATCAATGACAATAAGAATGGGACCCATAATAACTGCTTTAAGCATGTTCCAAACACCGGTAGCAACTTGGACAATTCCATTCCAAATTGTCGTCAGGGAACCACCAAAGGTTGACCATATGGCAGTGGCTACTGCAACTATTCCATTCCACAGAGTCGTGAAGAATATGGATAGTACGTTCCAAACTGCCGTTGCTGCAGTAACAGCACCTTGCCAGATAGCTGAGAGAGTGGTTGTGAATGCTGTCCAAGCAGCTGATGACGTTTTCGTAATCCCAGTCCATAGATTGCTGAAGAAACTAGTAATGCCACTCCAAGCTGTCTGAATGCCGCTAATTGCTGATGTAAATGCGTTCGATATAGCATTCCAAACAGTTTGCGCAACTCCTACAAGTCCTTGCCAAGCTCCTTGTAACCACGAAACAAATGCCGACCATAGTTGTTGGCCAGTCTTGGTTTGGGTGAAAAAGTACACCAGACCAGCAACCACTGCTGCAATCCCAGCAATCAAAAGTACCCACGGATTCATGCCTAAGATCAATCCAAACGCTTTCCATACACCACCAGCTGTTTTTACGATAGTCCCGAAGTTAGTGATAACGGATATAACGCCTCGAATAGGGCCAATCATTTTGGAAAAAACACCGAGAACGCTCGAAAATACGCCGATGGCTAATCCAATTACTTTGAATGCCCCGACAGCTCCAAAGATCGCCGCAGCAAATGATTTAACAATGTCGTTAGCAAACGCTGCTTTAACAATAGCTGCAATTGGCTTCAAAACAGCGACAACCCCAGTCAAAGCAGTTTTTATTCCGTTAAAGATTCCTTCCCACGGAAGATTGGAAAGAAAATCGCCGACAGCAGTTAGTGCCTCCATAGCGGCAATACCAAAATCAGTAATGATTTCTTTGGATACTTCAAAATACTTTGAAATGTCGTTTCCACTGAACACTTTTCCGAATGCACTTCCAACGCTTTTGACAACGCTGACTAAGTTCACGAAGGCGATATTTGCAATGCTGCCAACTAGAGACCAAACGGTTTGAAGATAACTTCCCCATTCTTTAAAGATTGATATAATTCCAGCCATGGAACCGCCATTACCTAGATTGCTTAGTTGTGTCTTAATATTCAAAATCAATGCCGAAAACGGAGAAAAGAAGCGACCAATTGAAGCAAGAACTGAATCGAAGTTCATGGCTCCGATCTTATCAATAATGCCGCTAATAGCTCCGATAGCGATTTTAGACATTGCCTGCCATGCAGGCTGAAGCTTGTTTGCCAGTGTTTCCTGAAGGCCGTCCATTGCCTCGCCGACTGTCTTGTAACTCGTGGCCATCTTCTGGAAAGCCTTGCTGTTGCCTGCCTTTTCGATACCATCAAAGAACTGCTGTGTGCTTACTTTGCCGTTTTGAACATTCTGAACGAGTTCTTTGGTAGTCATACCCATTGCTTTCGCCACAGCCGCCATGCCTGCTGGAGTCTGTTCAAGCATTAGGCGGAAGTCAGCCCACTGTACCATCGGCTTAGCGGCCATTTGTGTACCTTGTTCCATCAATGTCTTCATGGCTTGCTTTGGGTCATCAGTAGCAGCAGCTAAGCCACCCATGCCTTTGACAAGACTACCTACTCCTTTTACACCTACTGATGCAAACTGCGCATAGGCAGAGGCCATATCAGACGAACTATAAATAGTCTCCTGAGCATATGATTGCAGTGACTTTTCAATTGACGAAATCTGTGCAGGCGTCTTACCCAGAAACTTCATGTTCCCCTCAAACGTCTGCCAAGCTTTGCTTGATTCGTCTAGTTCTCCTACCATACTTCTCACACCATCGCCAATAGCCCCTACCACTTTGGTAAGACCTATGGCTCCAGCAATTTTGCTCACGGTTGATACAAAATTACCCGCTGGTTTTGTTGACTTTTCAAAGCTATCACCGACCTTTGACGCAGAATTCGCGATGTTCTTGAAAGTACCCGAAAAATTTCGGTCAACGGCCGACAAAATTGCCTCAACACTGTAGCTATCAGCCATGTGCTCCCTCCTTTCTTTCTGATAACGGAATAATTTTGCCCTCGCGCTTCAACCGCTGAAATTCGGCCATCCGTTTTGCAAATATCTGCGCACGAGAATGCTTTAATTCTGTTTTGCTCATAAGCGAGATCTCATAATCTGGTTCATAGCTTGAACGCACTTGATCAACGGTTGCTTTCTTGTCAAAGAAGTCATCAAACGTCTTGAACTTAGGTTTAGGGTTCTTGCTCCCAGTTGTTGCCTGCACTTGCTGGTTCATCCATGCTTGCTGTGCAATCTCGTTCTGTCTATCGACTTGCTTAAGCTGATAGGCTTCCATACGTAGCTCATACTCAACAAGTGTCATACGTTCAATGTCTCGAATATCAGAAAAGCCTAGATAGGCTAACGAATTTAGCAAGATTTCACGATATTGCTGTTCGCTTGTCTTGCTGTCATCCTTATCTAGGCCTTCATGTTTTTTGTTGCCGCTTTGACCGCGTTAGCAGACCGCATTTCTTCCGGAATCTGTTTAAAGAGTGAGTCTAAGTCAGTCCCGTCTTCGTCAATGAAATCATCGACTTCTTTTTGACTCGGACGTTTTTTAGAAGCGGCTGTCGCGGCATAGATGACATCTGATAACACTGCGGAGTCGTATGAATCTAAGCCAACTGAAGCCTTTGCGACCCCCATGCCAAAGTTGATTCCTTTGATAGAAGCCCCAATTGTCTTGTCGAGTTCGCGAACAAAGCGGACGCCAAAGTTAAGCTCATATTCTTTACCATTAATGGTTAATTGCATGTTTAATGTCCTTTCTTTTAAAGCCGCCCGGGTTTTACCCGTACTGTGACTTTCTTAGGCGACTGATGACAAGCCTCTTATGCTGTTATGCTCCAGCACCAGTTCCGCTTGCTGGTGCAGTGCCAGCAGTGTTAGTACCCGGATCAACAGTCTTATTCCAAACTGTGCCACCACCGGTCTTGTCAGTGTCAGTGACCTTGCCAACCCCAAGGAATACGTAATCAACCTGCTCCTGAGTGGTGTCGTCTAGCGTTGTCCAGCCACGCTTAGGCGTTCCATTAACTGAGAACGTGACATCACGAGTGGAATGATCATCAGGGTCATTGTCGCTGCTGTCTTCTTGAACGGTAACTTGCATGTACCATGCGTAATATTTGCCATCAGAATTCTTACGCTTGCGGTAGATAATCCAAAAGTCGAGCAATTCACCGTCAAACAGTGAGTCATACATCACGTCTGCAATTGCGGCCGTGTTGTTCAGAAATTCGACTTCAAGGTCTGTTTCTGCCGATCCACGAGTTGCAACATTGCCGTCCTTAGTAACAGTCGAATCAGTTTTAATCGATGGATCAAAGGAAAGAGACGTCTGCCAAGGGATAACTTGACCGCTAACCGTTGCTTGATCGCTATGCTTGCGAGCCAAGGCAACAACGTCCATGCCTTCGAGCACTTTTAATTCATTTGCCATGTTATGGCCTCCTATAAAATATTGAGATTGAGTATCAGCGTGGCTCGGTTTAGAACCGTGTCAGGTACGCTCTGGTCTTGTGTGAACTCTTTTGACTGATCTTCTACACGTCCATAGAATCGGTAGTCATCAGTTAGTACTTGCCCAATCGCGGCACGAAAAAAGCGCTCCGCCATATCAGATACGGTGAAACGCTGTTTTTTATCGCCCCAGATGTCGATGGTGATTAGCACATTTCCATTGAGTGATGTCTTTGTTGCAGTAGGAACAACTTGAATATCGCCAACAATGACGAATGGATATGGGGCGTTCTCCTTCTGCATGGGCAAATGGTCGTAAGTCTTGTAACCGGCCGACTGAGAAAACGCATAGAAGTAATCGTATAGTTCTTGCTCTGGTGATGTGATTTGAATCACCTACTTTGCTGCTTGTTTAAGCTGATTAATAAACTGAACCTTTTGATAAAGAAATGCTGGCTTCAATACAGGACGTGCTCGCATGAAACGAGTCCCATTTTCGGTATATGGGTTATATTCCATTGACATGCCAACAATGCCAGTCAGACCATCGTCTTCAAGTGAAATATTAATACCACGTTTGGTAGCACCAGTGGGATGTGCATAAACGGTTCCAGTCATTTGCTGAGAACGCGTCTGAAGCTGTGCTGTCTGCTGTTTGACGATTTGCTTGACAACATCCATCTTTGCTCGCTTAAGCAGACCAGCAACCAATTTGTCCATTCCCTTTATCTGCATATTATAGCTAATACTGGCTTTGCTCATTTCGTCTCACCCACAATCAAAGTGGCATTTTGAAGCGGATCACGGGCGGTGTTGAGAGCGTAATGTGTTGCATCATCATTAATCGTTAAATAGCTCCAATTGACGGTGATCGGCTCAGCTAATCGGATTACCTTTGCCTTTTGAGCATAATTACCGAATAGCTGAACGCTCTTGTCGGTTCCCATGTCGGTGACGCTGGCAGCGGCAGTGGCTACCTCTTTAGGGTTACCGTACTCATGCGTTTTAGGGTTGTACTCTTCATCATCTGTCCAGAATGTAATCTCATGGTCCAAACGCATATGATCACCTCTTTGGATAGCCAGAAATTAAGCTAACGGTCCCAAGAGACGTAGCGTTCTTCCCGTTGGCATCTTTCCAGTCATTGATGTCGTCAGCAAAATCATCGAAGTCATTAGACTTGAACGTGAACGACTGTCCCTCTTGCTCGTATGACGTCATTCCTTCGTTCTTACGCCTGTTGTAGCGTCTGACGCATACTTCTAGGGCAATGTATGAAAGTTCCTCTGGGAAGTCGTCTGTGGTCTTTAAATCGAGCTTAAAACGGAGAGCCTTAGTGGTGTTGGTAATAATGAGATTGAGAACATCATCTTGTGCGTCAGTTTTGATTTCCATCATCGTCTTCAAATCCGCAAGTGTTACCGGATTAGTATCAGCCATGTTATGCCTCCTTTCCGCCGCCCTGCTTTCGCAGCACTGTGATTTTCATAAGCGACGGTGTTCAAGCTATTTTGAAGGGACAAGCGCAAGCAAGTCTGACTTCAAAGTTTTCCCAGTGTAATCAATACCGTGGGCGTCCAGCCATGCTTTGATCTCATCAACGGTCTGAGCGCTCGTTGGTTTGACATCTCCGCTAGGATTGAAGCCGTCGTCATTCCCAGACGGCGCTACGCTTTTGGGGTATTGATTCCGGCAACAACGAACTTCTGGTCGATCTTGAAGCGATAGTCAACGATGCCAATATTGCGAGGATCACCAACCAGACTGTACATTGACGCGGTGGCCGCGTTGATCGTGCTGTAGCCAAGACCAGCAACCTTTGTAACATCGGTGAATGACGTACCCGCAATTTGCATTGCAAGAGTACGGCGATTGATAACCGCAGTCTGACCACCATTACCAAGACTGTCGCGCTTGACTTCATAGCTGTTTTCCGGATTAGCTAAGCCATAAGAAACAGCACCGTTAGCAATGATGAATGCGTCCGTGGTACCATCTGCTGCGACTGGTAGTGCATCATCTTCAACGATCTCGATGCCGTTGTAGTAGCTGATTGGTGTACCACCGTTAGACGGCTGAACGGTATTAATTAGGTTCTGATCACGCATTGCACCAACAGCGGCAGAATTAAGCACGATCTTCGTCAGTTGAGGGCTGGCAACATCGCCCATGCGAGACAATGCGGCAATAAAGTCACCAGCAGCCAAAGAAGCAGGCGTGCCCATGCCATATGCCTTAACAGCCTGCAAGTCTGCATTGAGGAATGCGTTCTTCAAGACTGCAATCAGAAGCTTGTTGTCCTGAATGTTCCAGAAGGAAGCGAATTGCCCTGCAATTTGTTCCGCAACCGGAGCACCGGTAGAAAGCTGACCAAAGTCTGTGTAGCCAAACGCTTTAGCTTGGTACATCTGTGGAGCAACGGCGCTATAGCTGTCAACATTGCCGACAGTAATGTCGCTGGTGTCGTTCCACGTCTGAGCTTCCCCGCGCAGACTTTGCAGGGTAGGAATGGTTACATAGGTACCACCCTTGAGCAATTGTGCTTGAATGATTGGATCGGTAGTGAGAATGCCACTAGAGAGCAGACGGTTAGTAGCAGTTTGCTGTTCCAAGACATAATCCGCGAATACTTTAGG